GTAACACCCGCACCGCCTTGACCTCCTGCGCTTCCGCAGTTGTTCATGGTGATGTTCAGGTCGAGCTTACCCGAGCCAGATACGCCGCCACCGCCAGCTTTGTGGACAGGCTTGTGCATCATAAGGGCGTATTGCATACCGTCTTGGGATAGTTGACCGCCCTTTTTTAAATTAATGTTGTTGGTTTTTTGGCTGTAAGAACCTTTGTTTTCATCCACTGATTTAATTTGGTTTGGGTGAAAGGCAACATACACATCGCCCATGTCTCCCGTGTTTCCAATGCTATCGTCAATGTTGCGGACTATCATGCCATCGTGACCGTTTTTCTTAGCGTGCTTGATGGCTTTCCCCATTTCAATCGCATCCACAATTTTTTGATTGGGCTTTAATTGATACTCGTAAGGATTTTCCATTTTTAGATGAACGTTATAAACCCTACCTAAAGGTTTATCTCCAATGATGTCTCCATAAGCTCTTTCGTAGGTATATTGGTGAGCCACATCAGGATTGTCCGTAAAGAAAAACGCATCTGGAACTTCCGTAGCGTGTTTTAAACTAAATTCTCTTAGTTTTGGATTGATGCTTCCATGATATAAAACTTTTGGATTCCCATTTTCATCCACTATTTTGCTGTTGCCAAACCAAGACTTTAAATTGTCTTTCGTTGATCCACCTTTAGACATCTGTGGTGGCTGCATAGCGCCCATCGCCCGACCTTGCGGGGTTATCTGAAGCATATTGCCCATCGGGGGCGACGGGGCTTGTGGAGCGCCCATAGGTGCGCCTTGTGGCTGCCCTTGTGGAGGTTGACCTTGTGGGGGCATACCTTGGGGAGCGCCTTGTGGGGGCTGAGGCATACCCGGCGCTTGCGGGGCTAATTGCTTGCCCGGCATCTGCCTGTTGGTGTCAATGCCGCCTTGGGGTAGCGGAGCATTGACTCTCGCGCCGCCAACTGGTGGGGATTGTCCGTCCTCGCCGTTGGGGTTGGCAAACATTTTGGGCTGCATACTCGGGGCTTCATTAACGCCGATGTGGGTCGCGTTGGGCATCAGCCGTTTGGTCTTGAGAAGTTCAGCCCGCATTTCGTTTACTGATCTAGCCATAGGGGTTGCTAACCCTCCGTCCGCTTTGTGAATTGTGCCGCCGTGGGCTTTGTTTTCTTCTGGGTAGTATCCCCACTCATGGATTGAGTCGGCATTTGTCCATACATGCTTTGCAGGGACACTCATGCTGGCAATCTTGTAGTCGCCTTTGAGTGCGCTTTCACCATGTGCTTTTGCATACTCTTTGCTGATTGCAACCCAGTCACCCTTGCGGATCATGTGCTTAAGCGGCGCATCTTTTTTCAGCGCCTCTTTGTACACGCTGGTGGGTATGGCGCGATGAATGTCAACCATCTCGTGTGGCTTGCCTTTGACGCGCATCACCTTGTTGTATGCGTCATTGTCAAAATCCCATCCTTGGCTGGCATAGTAGCGACGACCGTTGGGGCCATAGAAGTCGGCAGGGTACATGTTATTGGTGACATCGTGCATGGGTGCGCCAAAATGTGGGCCGGGCGCGGTGTGACTGCCGCGATAGTCTTCATCACTGCCTCCCTCGCTCATATGGATTGTTCCGCCATCCCGATAGACTCCAAAGCCATTATCTAAGATGCTCTTGCGCATTGTAGGGGTGATCTCAATGGCGTGATAGCCATTGATGTTCTTGTCTGGGCTTCTCACCGAAGTTAGCTTGGCTTCTGGGTCATGCTCTCTCGCCAGAGCCAGAACACGTTTGGGCAAGATATTGTCGTAATAGTCAATCATGCCCCTGCCACCAACAGAAAGGTCTTCGCCCTTAAGTTGGTGGAAAGAGTCTACAGGCTCGGTTGCCAATAGCTTTTGAGCCACTTCTTTTCCAACCAATCCCTCCAATTCTTGTGGATCGGTAACGCGGTTAAAAATTAACCTGCCCTTTTTCTTGCCAAAAAATTGTTGACGTTCTGGGTTGTAATGAATTTCATCAACGTGGTTTGATAGATTGTATCGATCAGCATTCACCTGCCCCGGTGTCCATGCGAATGTGTCGTGACCGCCTTTAGCGGCTCGATATAAAGCAGTCTTCAAACCAAGGTCAGTCCACTTCTGGGTGTTGCCAATAAATGGCACATCACTCATTTTTTTATTTATATCTGACCTGCGTTTATTAAGTTCAGAAATTTTCTTTTGAATGCTATCGCCTTGGTTAGTAAATTTTATGTATTCATTTGTCCAGAATTGACGCTCTTCGGGAGTTCTACTGCTTTCAATTCCCCATTTAGCCTGATTCTTTTTGTTATTGAATTCGCGCCATGATTTTTCCAATTCATTATATTGCGAATCTAAGCCCGCTAACTCTTTCGTCTCTTCTGGGGATTGTATTCCCTTTTTGCGAGCAGTCTGACCCCAGTCGCTTTGGAGTTCATCTAGGAGAAAATGCCGCTTAATAGCGCCATATTTCTTTGCAGCTTTGGCGTAATCGGCTTCGGTTGGACGAACAACGTGATAGGCTGAGTTTTTATCTTTTGCCTCCAGACTAATATTGTTTACCGCACTCATGTTGTTTTTTTCGGGGCCTTTTAAAGATGCCAACAATTCATCTTTTGGCAATGTCCAATCAGTTAATAAGCCCAAATCTTTAACTGCGTTTTGAGCGCCGTGGAAGGTTGGAATGTCCCTTGAGACAACCAATCCTGAATGATCGTGGGTGATGTTGTAATTTTTGGGATTATCTAATGATTTGTTAATCGACAACCCATTCACGCCAGTAGACCAAGCGGGAAAGTCTTCTCGGTCTCTTGTGTCTTTTCTGAAAATTGACAATGTTTTGTCTGGATTTGGAATTTTTGGTTTTGTGGCTTTTACCGATTCAACATCATCGAACTCTTTAGTTCTATGATGAACCACAGGGTTTGTGGTATCCCAATGCAACCGAGGTTGGAAAATAGTTCGATCGCCACCGAACGCCATAGGCGATGTCATGGCGTATACATTAGCGCGGTATCCCTCTCCACCCTTGGTTGAGTAATCGGCAAATTTTTTAGCTTGGCTTTCATCGATTGTTAGCCTCGGGCGCTCTTGCTCAAAGTATTTAGCCAACTCATCTCGGCTGACCGTTGGATAGTCCGCATAAGCGTTTTGTACGTCTGAGTACTTGATCTCGTCTGGTTTAACGCCTTTCGCCTTGGCGATCATCGCCAGCATCTGTTGGGGAGTTCCCTTCTCTTGGGGGAGTTGACGCGCAACCTCGGCGGCTCGGCTGTACAGACCATGCTCGTCTAATTGTTTGGTGGGGCGCATGGCGAGCGCATACTTCATCTTGTCTAATGAATCAGCCATGTCGTCCTCCCTGTGATTTGCGCATATTAACCCCAACGGTCAGGGTTTGTCGAATTATCAATGATTACAAAGACCGCAACCGCCGCAATAGTGCCTAGTAGTGCCACTACAAACAACCAGATTAGAATCCACTCAGGCTGCATACGGATTGCCTCGAGCCTTTGCGTTAAAGATTTCAGCGTCCGTAATGTCCTCTTCCGTGATCTCTTCGCGGGGTTGGGCATCGATGCTGATCCATCCAGCGTCACGCAAGTATCTCAGCCCTTGACTAATACAGTCAACAAATTCATCGTGTACCGTCTCGGGGAATGAGCATATCTGGCTTACCATGCCCTCAGCCCAGTCTCGGACGTATCCCTTCCGCACCGATGACTCGGGAACCCAGACCCGACCCGCTTTGATGATGTTCGCCACGATCGACAGCCGCTGTATCTTGTCAGCCTTCCCCGGGTTATACGCAATCACGGGTAGATGCGCCCGCTGTAAGTCCTGAATGAGAGAGATGCCCGCCGACTTATCTTCCACTAAAAGCAGGTCTACTAGCTTACGGCTCTTGCCTTCGCCGTAGACTGTTTCGTACTCGCTGATTACTTTAGGGCGCAGGTCGGGATACTGTAGATGCTCCTGCCAGCAGTCCAGAATCATTACGCTCATGCCGCCGTCCAGAGGTTTGAATACGCCGAGGGTAATGCAGCCCGTCGGATCGTTAACAGTCTTGTCCGACGTCGCGCAGTCGTATGACTGGATAATGAACTCGAGCTTGGGGAAGGGTTTGTTGGGAGGCCAGAGCCTGAACCATTCGCGGCGAACGATGCCGCCTTCCTCTGGGTCAATGATCTCCGCATGAATCTCTTGCCGACCTAATTTAGTCCCTTCGTACTGAAGTATTTGGTTCTGGAAGGATTGGGCAAGGTTCTTGATGTTCGAGTATGTCGATGCGCGGGTTATAACAACGTCCTTACCCTCGCGCTCAATGAGGTCTAAAACCACATCCTTTGGTTTCGGCGTGGTTGAACAGATTAGCTTGGTGCGTTTACCCAAGCGAACACCAAACTGAATCATGTCCCACGACTCTTGCAAGTATTCCCACGCCGCCAGTTCGTCCAGCCAGCCTCCGTGGAACTGAGGGCCTCGAAAGCGTTCTGGTTCCGAGGCCGGGATGCCTTTGATCAGGCTGCCGTTAACCAACTTTAACTCGTGCAGGGCTTTGTTGTAGTCATCTATTAACTCAGGCGGGATAACGGATAGCAGGCCAGAGTCGCCTTCGAAACAAGTTGCTTTAACGTCTCCCGAGGTCGGGGCTGATACCAGCCAGCGCGTGTTAGGTTCGCGCCATGCCCACTGCCCGATCGTCTCCGCTGCCGCACGGGTCTTCCCCGCGCCGCGTCCTGCGAGCATAAGCCAGATGTTCCACCATTCCCCGTGGGGTTCTACCTGATGCTTATGGGCGCTTTCGAGCCACTTCCATTCCCACGCGAAAGCCAGCTTCTGAGATTCCGTTAATGAGTCCCATAACTGTCGAGTCTGCGGGTCTGAAATAATCTCTGCTGCTGCTGACATATCGCCCTGTTGTAAAAAAACTACTGAACGTTCAGTAATAAATTGATATTATATTAAATTGATATTATTCTTCTTGCTCCTGTTGTCGCTGCATTTTCATGTTTTCAAGCAGCTTGCCGAAGACCGTGTGATACAAGTCAACAGCCACTGGCTTATCAGGATCGCCGCTGACTTCCACCTTGTCGCCGTACCGCTTGGGATTCCACTTAGCAAGCAACTTCAGCTTGATGTCCGCCTGAACCCTAACCCAAGCAACGTGACCAGCATCCACGCGACCACGCCCTTTCTCGTCTACGATCATGGCGGGAGGAGTCTCTACAAGTCTATAAATTTCCTCAGCAATTGCATCTTGACCAATTTCGCGTGCGTGCGCGATGGCTCTATGTAGTTCGGGGTCTTTCGCCATCCAATCGTAAACAGTTTGCCAAGCGGGGAATCCCTCTTGCCTACATATCTGCCGTAATGGGATTCCGTCTGATAGCTGCTCGCACATACGTTTGGCTATCTCTGGGTTGTATATGGACTTTGCTCCATACAATTTGTTTGATCTTTGATCCCGACTCATCTGCTAAGTCTCCTCTGGACGCGTGCTCTCAGCGTGTTTGGGAGTGTATAGCTTTTTTGGGGTAAAAAAAAGGGCAGCCATAGGGAACTGCCCGAGGGGGTATGATTAT